GGACCCGTCCGCGTTGCGCAGCTCCACGCCATACTGCTTGGACGTCTTGAGCAGTTCGCCCTGGCCCTGCGACACCTCGCCCAGCCGCCGGGAGAACCGTTGCATGCCCATGTCCAGCTGGGCCTGGGCCACCCCGGCCAGGTTGGCCGAGTAGCGCAGCTCCTGAAGCTGGTCCGTGGTCAGGCCGACCTTGTCCGCCACCTTGCCGATCCGGTCCGTGGCCTCGATGGACTGCCGGACCATGGCCGCCATCCCGGCCACCGCCCCGCCCATCAGGGCGTTGCGCATGCTGAAAAGCTCGTTGGTCAGGTTGCGGCTGACCAAACCAATCCGGCGCATGGTGCCGGTGGCCATATCCTTGGCGGATACGATGATCTGGGTATTCACGCTCACGGTCAGCTCGCTTATTGACTTTTGATATTCCTTGACCTATTTAAAAACTATGAAGCCCGTACGACCTGATGATGACTACCGACTCCAGCAGATGCGCGACCCGAGGCTGTACGAACCGCCAACAGCCAAGGACTTTCTCGACGCGTCCCTTGATGCTGCCGGGAAGGGCGCCAAGGCCGGGGTCGGCGCAATCGAGCAGATCATCAAGTTCATCTTCTGGGCCGTCATCTTCCTGGCCGCCCTCAAGTTTTTGCTGTAGATCGCCGCGCCTCTTCCATCCGCTCCCGCTGCCGTTCCAGCTCGGCCTGCTCCAGGGCCCGCAGCTTGGCGAACGTGCGCGGGGTGTAGTCCACCGGGGGCAGCAGCATGGCCGCCGTTTCGCGGATCACCGAATAGTCCAGGCCGATGACCCCGAAGGCCGACGACCGCCACTGCGTGGACATCCCCCGCCACAGCCGCCATGCCCCGGCGTTCTCGGGCCACAGCGCCGGGCCATGCGAGTTCTCGCACCCCTCGCACTCCGAGCCGGAACCGCCGCACGCCCGGCAGTAATCTATTCGGTCCGGGTCGGTTCGCCATTCCCAGACCTCATGAAGTTTTTTATTTCGCTCCCCAGCGAGAAGGTGGAGGTGGTGATCATCGAGTACAGGGTGTTCACCTTGCGGTTGCACACCTTGAGCTGGTCGTAGACATCCGGGCCGTAGGCCGTCTCGATGACCCACTGCGCCAGCTCCATCCCCTTTTCCGGGTTGCTCGCGGTCTCGGCCTCGCGCCGCAGGTATTCCTTGGCATCTTCCACGCCAAGGGTCCGGCACTCGTCCGGATTCTTGGGCATTTCAAATTTGATCTTGGCCATGCTCTACTCCTCCCAGGTCTTGATCTCGTTCTGCAGGGTGACCACGATGGCCGATCCGGCCGCGCCGGTGTCGTAGAACGCGCGGTAGCCGAACTCTTCCTTGATGCCCTTGGGGCCGGAGATGCCGGGCGTCTTGCGCTCGATTTCGGTCTCTTCCATGGACACGGTCAGGCCGTAGCCGCCCTTGTACCAGCCGAACGCCAGGGGGGTGCGGGCCTGGGACTCGGCCCGGTCCAGGAACCGGGTGGAGGTGAACAGGCCGGAGATGTTGCCGGACAGCTGCATGATGCCCTCGGGCAGGGCCACGCGGCGGCCGCCGGAGCCGATGGTGTACTGGTCGTCGCCCGTGTCCAGGTCGGCGTTGATGCTCAGGGTCACGGAGGAGAACCGGTTGGTGATGATCTCGCCGTCATCCACCACCCGCGCGTCCCCCTGGCTGAAACGCACCAGCGGGAACTGCACGGGAATGTCGTTGTCGTGGGCATCAAACGCGGTGGAGCTTTTCTCCTCGTCCACTCCGGTCAGGGACAGGTTCACGCCCACCACGCCGGAGCCGCCCGCGGACAGCTCGGCGGACCCCACCTTGAGGCCGTAGGCGTGCAGGTACAGCGGCAGGTCCGGGAACCGCTTCTCGGCGGTCATGGAGGGCATCTCGAAGCCCAGGGAATCGTCGATGGCGTAGACGTGCCGGTAAAACAGGCAGTCGGCGGTCTCGTCCCCGGCCAGGACTTCGGCCGCGTAGGTCGCGGTGACCGCGATCACGCTCGCCGTGGTGCCGCGCTTGATCGTGTAGGTCGCGTTGTAGTTGGCGGTGCCGGCCACGGTGATCTCCGCGCCGACCGGCAGGCCGTGGCCCGCGCAGGGCAGCCCCACCAGCCCGCCGCCCAGGTCGGTGACCGCTGCGGCGTCCAGGATCACGCGCCGCGTCGGAGTCGCCGTGTTCGAGCTGGCCAGCAGCTCGCTCACGTAGGTGGCGCTGATGACCAGCTGATTGGCCGAGGTCTCCGGGGCCAGCACGTGATATCCGTCGTAGTTCGTGGTGCCGGAGATGACCACCGGAGCGGACGGCTCCAGGCCGTGCGCGGTGGCGGGCAGCCCCACCTTGCCGCTGCCGAGGTCGACGGCGTTGTCATCGTCCAGGTTCACCGCCCCCACCGCCGTGGTGGTCGGCGCGCCGAACAGCGCCTTGAGCCACAGGCCGATGGCGTGGGCGTCCACCGGAACGGTGGCCGAGCCGGATTCGTCGATGTTGCCGCGCACCGGGGCCGTGGGGTTGCGGGTGCCGCGAATCAGCGGATCATCCTCCAGGGCCTGGCTGGCGCTCGGCTCGAAGTTGTTGAACGGGACCAGGTAGGGTTTTCTGGACCCCGCCGCGTTGATCACGCCGAAGGCGGTCTCGAAGCTGATCAGGGCCTTGCCCTTGAAGCCTTTAGCCTGTGTCATGGTGTCCTCCTACGAACCCAGGGTGTTGGGTATGTTCACGGTGATGAAAATGTGTCTCTCGAAATATCCCTTGCCGGGGTTGGACTTCTCCGCCTGCCAGTCGGACAGGGGATATTCCAGGCCTTCCAGGTACCCGCGCACCTCGACCTCGAACTCCTTGAGCGTCTGGCCGCCCCGGTACCGGACCCCGCGCCCGCCCTCGTCGCGCTCCTTGGCGGCATCCTGGATGCCGAGCACGACCATGACCACGTGCGCGCCCACCTCGATCTCCTGGCCGTCCCGGTCCGAGATGGGGATGAACCCGATGAACGGCGTGTCCTGGCTGCCCTCCATGTCGCGCGGGTCGAAGTCCAGGAAGAGGTTCGGCTTGCGGTCGAACGCCGCCTCGCAAAAATCGTTCACCGGCACGGCCCAGAGAAAGGCTTCGTACCAGGCGGTCGCAATGGTCTGGCTGTCGATGGCGTCCATGTCGTCTCCCTATGCTGCCCGGCTGTACCGGCGCTCGGACCGGCCCAGGTACTCGCTGATCTTGGTCTCGATGCGCACGCCGATCTCCTTTTTGGACGCCTCGAACACCGGCTGGATCAAGGCGCGCCCTTCGGTCTCGATGGTCTCGCCCTTGGGGATGCCCAACCCTGCCGCGGCGAAGAACCGGCGCGTCTTGTCCGTGACCTTGGTGGAGAACCCGGCCTGGAGCCGGGCCGCCTTGGCCGCCGCGTCCTGAGAGAGAAAGCCTACGCGCACCCGCATCAGGGCCTTGTCGCGCTTGTAGCCGACCGCCTTGACCAGGGCGCCGAAGGCGTGCGTGGCCGGGTCGCGCAGCTTCTTGCCCAGCCGCTCGCGCTTGAGGTCGTCCAGGGTGCGCAACTGCTGGATGTCGGACAACGCGGGCCAATGGGCGTGCGGCGGATTCTCGGAATAGGCCGCCTCCTGGATCCGCTTGCGCAGCCACCAGCCCACCGACCCCAGCGCCTTGGTGAACTCCTTGGGAAACGTCTTGGCCAGGTAGGCCATGAACGGCGTGACCCCGTCCTTGACGGTGACCATGGAGCCGTTCTTCGTGAAGAACTCATAGTTCCGCATGCGGATCTTGGTTTCCCCGTCCTTGTTCACCCACTGCGTGGGAAGAGTGACGTAACCGTCGAATCCGTAGGACTCTCTGCTCATCGGTACACCCCACCCTGCTGCGCGACACACAGGCACGACCACCAGGCCTGGTCGGACCCCCGACGGGGGAGCGGGCTCACGGCCCGGATCTCGTACTCGAGTTCGCCGCAGCGGAAGGCGTCCGCCTTGGTCGGCTCGCGCCCCACGTCCACGGGCCGCACCCGGATCTCGGCGTAGCGCCCGGTGCCCTCGAACACGGGCGGGCCGGGCCACCCGGCCGGGATGTCGCTCATGCCGAAGTCCTCCACCATGGCGGTCATCGGCTTGGACATCTCGTCGTGCGGGTAGAACACGACCGGCTCCCCGAACGCGTCGAGAAAGACCTGGGCGGCTTCGGCAAACACTCCGGCCCCCTACTCCGCCATGGCCGCAACGGCCACGATGATGCAGACCACGGCCACAGCGCACGCGATGATGGTCACCTTGTGCGTGGCCCACAGCCCTTCGGCGGCGTCCTCGGCCTCCTTGTAGGCCTTGGCCGTCTCTTCCTTGAACTCGTTCACGGTATGCTCGGCCGCATCGGCGGCCTGCTGCTTGATCTTGTCGAGGTGCATGGTCTCTCCTTGGTTATTTCTTGCGGCTGAACAGGCCGGTCAGCCCGCTCAGTCCGCCCGTTTTCTCGCTGGAACGGCCCACGAAATAGTAACCGTAGACCCACTGGCTCATGTCGGTCAGGGCCGTGAACCGGTCTGCGCTGACGTACTGGTCCGGCAGCCACACCCCGACCATGATGGCGATGGTCAGCCCCATCAGGCACAGGGGGCGGACGTTCTTGGACATCCACGAATCCGACGCCATGTCGGCCTCGTGCCGTTTGGTCAGTTCCTTGGCGTAGGCCAGGTTGACCTCCTCGACCTTGGCCTCGAGCTGCATGACCAGCTCGGGATTCTGTGCCAGAATCGAAGCGGCGGAACTCGCGTCACGGGTCCCGGTCACGGTCTCGACAGCGTCCAGCATCTTCTCGCCAAGGCCCTTGTCCTTGGCGTCATCACCGGTGAAACACCTGATGATGGACGGAACGGCGGTAATCAGCGGGAGCAGTGCGGCAAGCATTACGCGGCCTCCTGGTAGTCATCGTCGACAATCTCGAGCGTGAACTGCTCCACGCCGTACAGCTCGTCCATGAACTCGGTGTGTGCGGTCCGGCTGTTCCACACGGCGGGAACGGCAGGGTCGCGCGTGGTGCCGAGCAGGATGCAACCCATGGTGTTGCCCACGTAGTTGCCCCAGTGGAACAGGATGTGAGTCCGGCCTTGGACGTCGGTCACCTCGAATGTCTCGCCGTAGGTGGGCGAGACGGTGCGGCGGCAGATGTACCGCCCGGCCGGGATGCACGAAATGTTAGGCTTGTTGTCCAGCCACGGATTTTCGAGGGTGTAGAGCCACGCCTGCTCGACATCACCGTCGATCAGGTACAGCCGCCCCATGGTCACCCGGTCGTCGCGAACATCGCGTTGCAGTCTGATCTCAATCATGATCAATCCCCCTGTCGTTCAGAACTTTCTCCTTGTCTTCACCTGGTCTATCGCTCCAAAGAATCAGCGCGTTGACCTTCCGCTCCACGCTAGACAGCGTCCTGCCGATCCCGTCATGCCGCTGGTCGCATTCCTTTTCACAGTCCTTGTGCCTGCGGTCGCAATCCTTTCGGGTCATGTACTTCCCGCCGCGCAGGGTGGGGACCAGAGCGCCGACGAGCAGAGCGGCATTCAAGGCAAGCAATCCGCCTTCGAGTCCTGTCAGTTCCATGGTGTCGGCGTCCCTCTGGTTGCGGTTGCCCCCTGTTCAGGGCGGCCCGTCCTGGTTGCAAAGCCGGGCCGCCCCTTCGAGGAGGTAGGGAAGTTACGCGTTCAGATCGATATGGACTTCGGCGTCATCGCTGGCCGCGGCGGCCCACGAGTGGCCCACCAGGGTGTTGTCCGTGGCCGTGGTGGTCAGCGCGCCGGAACCGGCCACGCCGTCCACCGGGTCGCCGTCCGCGTCGAAGTAGAGCGGCACGCCCTGGGCGATGGCGCCGGTGGCCTTGGGCAGATGGTGAATCTCCTTCATCATCAGCTCGCCGGTCTCGCCGTCCGGGATATCCACGGTGGCGACGCCCAGGAGCGAGCCGACCAGCACCATCTGACCGGACACGATGTCGGAGCCGGTGCCGTTGGTGTAGGTCATGAATTTTCCGGGCTGAACATGGGTCTGAGCCATGGTGTTCTCCTTGTGCTCGCCCCGGCCCTAAGCCGGGGCGGTTGTCGGTTCGGGGCTATTCGCCGGGGTTCTTGTAGACGCCCAGGGAATCCTGCCAGCCGCCGCCGAAGATGTGGCGGCACTTGTAGGACACGGCGTCGCGCACGAACTCGTCGTTCTCTTCGAGGTAGGGCTGTTCGTTGCCGTCCAGGAAGGCCAGCTCGACCGTGTCGACCTGCGACGGGGAGCCGAAGAGGTACCAGGCCGCCTCGCTGACCGCGTCCAGGCGCGGATCGGACACAGGCTGGAGCTTCCCGGCCCAGGGGTTGTGCACGCCGCTGGACATTTCCGCCGAGGGCAGCGCGGTGGAGCGCAGCAGAATCTCGACGCTGGTCTCCAGAGCCACGGGGTGCAGCAGGATGGCGGGCGTGACGTCCATGGTCGCGCCGTTCATCCCCTTCTGCTTGCGCATGGCGGCGCGGGCGGCGGACAGGGTGTCGGCCGAGACGGCGCCACCGGTTCCGGCCAGGTTGTTGTGGGCGGCATGGAAGACGGTCTTGCCGTCGTTCATGACCGGGTTGCCGGTGATCAGCCCGTAGACCACGTCGGCGACCTTGCGCTTGGCGGCAGCGCCGAGCAGCTGCGGAATGCGGCTGAAGGCGCGCAGGTCGTCGTTGACAATCATCTCCAGGGTCAGGGACAGGATCTTGCCGTACTTGCCGACGCGGTAGGATTCCTGGTTGTCCTTGAGTTCGCCGGTCTTGTACTCGCCGTTCTCGCCGATCAGCTCCAGATCGGGAGCCTCGGACAGGGAGATGCCGTAGATGGTCTTGAAGTCGGACGCGGGTACCACGTTGACCAGCGGACGCCACGTCTCGGGGGCTTCGGTGTACGCCCGCTGCAAGGTGCGGTTGGCCGCGTCCATGAAAATGGAGGCGAAGTCGCTGGTGGACGCGCCGCCGGCGGACAGGCGCACAACCTGCTTGGCCAGCTGGTAGCGGGACAGGGTCTTGGTAGCCACGCCCTCACGGTCCAGGCACATCCTGGCCAGCTCGTGGAGCGACAGCACCTTGAACTCGTCCGCGCCGGCAGCGGGCTTGTCCACCTTCAGGCCCATGCGCAGGGCCACGCCGTCCGTGGCCGCCATGCGGAACTTGTCCGCTTCGTCCTCGCCGGACTGGAGACGCCCGACGCCGAAGGCCGGGTTCTTTTCGGCAGCGGCCTCGTACAGCCGCAGCTTGGCCTTCTCCTCGCTGGTCTGGTCCTTGAGCACGGCGGTGATCTCCTCCGGGGCCAGGCCCATGGTGCCGCCCAGGGCAGTCAGGTTGATGGCCTGGTCAGCGGTCATCTCGGCCTTGGGGGCCGGGACCGGGGCGGGGTCGGTTTTCTTTTCCGGGGCGGGTGCCTTTTCGGACTTCCGCAGTTCCTCTTTCTCAGGGCCGTTTCCGGGCTGCTCGCCGTCTTCGACGTCCAGCTTTTCAAGAAAGGCCAGGGCCTCCTGTTCGGTCGCATCCTGTTTCAGACCGCGACGTTCCAGGAACATCCTCAAACGCTTGTCCATGGATTCCTCCTGTTGGTTTATCGCGGTAGCCGACATGGCGACCGCCGCAGTATCATCATCCGCTCCAAAGGAGCAGAAACTCGTCTCGAAGACCGACGCCTTGCGCCAGATGTCGATGGGGCCGTCCACGGTCGTGCCGTTGACCTCGGCGGACTCGCCCTCCTTGAGCACTTCCACGCGCAGGGCCTGCACGCCGATGGACGCCTGCCACGGGTAGCCGTCGGCGGCGTCCCGGCGGACTCCCTGCGCAATGTCGTTGGACAGAAATTTGCCGGTGACCAGAAAGCCGCTGTCGGACGCCGCGCCGCTGTCGATGCCGCCCACCCGCCACTCGCGGACGTGCTCCAGCAGCGAGGGCACTTTGTTCTTGGCCAGGGCCATGCCGGACAGGTCGATGATAAAGGGGTCCATCCACCACCAGTCGATGACCTTGCCGGTGTAGGCCAGGATGGCGAACTCGCCGTTCTCGTTCCCGGCCTCCACGCTGCCCGGCTCGGACAGCAGCGTGACGCTGTCCTTGTCGGCCACGGCGCTGAGGGTGGCCTTGTTCCAGGCGGCGGCGCAGGCGGGCAGCTGGTTCTTGTCGCCGCCCATGCACCGTTTCAGAAAGTCCTGTTTGCTCTCGCCCTGCTCGGGCTTGGCCGCCATCGCGGCCCTCTTGAGTCTGGCCGTCTTGCTACGCAGCATGGGCCGCCTCCTTGGTTTGTTTTGCTTCACGCGCGTCCAGCGCCTGGGCCACCGCGCTGAGAATCATTTCCTTGGCCTTGCTCAAGGCGTCCTCATCACCGGAAAAACCGGACGAAGCCAACAGATCCAGCTCTTCCTGGCGTTCCCGGGTGATCTCCTCGAAGTCCAGGCCGCGGTCGGCGCACATCTTGGTCAGGGTGGTAATGCCCAGCTCATATTCGATGCGGGCGGCCTGGGCGTCGTTGCGCGGGTCTACCCAGGGCCAGCCCGGGCACAACTGTTTGATGTCGACCTCGTACCCGGCCAGATTCATGAGTCCGGTCATGGCGGCGAACTCGATGAACCGCTCGTCAATGGGGTCGTTGTGCTTGCGGTTGAGAATGGCCTGCTGGCGGCGGAAGGAGCGGCGTTCCACAAGGAGGCCCTGGCGACCACCTGAATAGGTGGTCTCGGTGAGGTCGCCGGTGAAGGTCTCGTAGCTCACGTTCATACCCACGCCACCGCCGCGCAGCTGCGACTTGACCCACGGCTCGTAGTTGGAGCCGGGCCTGTCGAACCCGGCGGCCGTGACCTTGGAGCCCGGTGACACCGTAGCCACCTGGCCGGGCTGGATGAAGTCCCCGGCCTTGAGCGTCTTTTCATCGGACGATGGATCGACGGGCGCGCCGCCCAGCGGATTCTCAACTTCCGGGAACGGTGTCTCCACGAAGAACCCGAACGCGGACAGCAGCCGCATGGCCACCTGCTCCGAGTCCTGGTATTCCTCGAAGTTGCGCATCCACATGATGATTGAAGCCATCCAGGAGATGCCCCGGCTGGAGGAGATGCGCTTTCGCGCGAAGACGTGTTCGATGCTGGCCGCATCCACACGCTGGGAATCGGTCAGGGACATCCAGGTGAAATCGCCCGGATGCTCGGGGAAAAGATGGTAGGCCACCACGTTGCCGCTCGCGTCGTACTCGATGCCGCGCTTGGCGTAGTTGCTGTTGCTCAACGTCCCGTCCACCGTGGCGTCCAGGTGGTCCGCCTCGAGCAGCTCGTAGTTCAGCGGGGGCAGCCCTTTCTTGAGCAGGGAGGTGTCGATGAAAAAGTGGATCAGGTACTCGCCGTCGGTCCACAGGTGGCGCAAGCCGAGCTCCTGTTTTTCGACCGCGTTCACGGCTTTGGCCCACCGCTTGTGCAGCCGCTCCAGGTCGCGGGCCAGGTCCCGGTTCGGCTCGCCGTTCCGGGTCAAGATGAACTGGGGCCGGATGCCGGTGAAGACGACATTGTCGCAGATCTTCTCAAGGGCCCCGGCCACGAAAGGCGAGTTCTTGGCCAGGTCGCGGGCGCGGTACACCACGTCCCGCCACTGTTTGCGGATGCTGGCGTCCCCGGACTTCCGGTCCCCGCGCCAGGCGCGGTTCGCCCCGTCCCGGCTGGCGGCCTTGTACGAAAGGTACCGCCGCCTGTCGGCCACGTAGGCCACGGCGGCGCGCGGATCGTTCAGGGCGATCATCCCGGCGCGGAGGCTGGTCCAGGAATCGAAGAGGAACCGCCCGACACCCACGGCTACCCCCTCCCCACAAACGTGGAGCGGGCGAACCCGCCGCGCCGGACATAGGCGATGCGGTTCTCCAGCTCGACGATCTTGTCCTCGAGCCGGAAGAAGGTCGCCCGGGTGAACTGGTCGCCGCCGACGCTGACCGTCTGGCCGCCGGACAGGATCGCGTCCCGCGCCGCCTTGTACTTCGCCAGCTCCGCTTTCAGTTCCGCTTCGGTCGCCATAAAAAAACTCCAGGGTGTGTTTTGCGAAGAAAATACACCCTGGAATTTTGCGGGATAAACCCGGTTGTTTACTGATCAGTAAATTTTACTGGTATCAACCATGTGCATCCTTTTGATTGGACACATCTTTTTGCACTGACTTTACGGTTACTCCGGTCGTGTGGATTATGCACTTATCGTTATTGCACTTGTGATACCTGACCTTGATATCACCGTCCCATTTCGGAGAGCTGACCACCGGACAGCGCTTGCCGCACACGGGGCACAGCGCCCCCTTCTTCGGCGAGTAGACAACCCCTTCCCTTGCCTTGGCCACGGCTACCTGTATCGTCGCGTTTGCCGTCATCACATTTCCTTTCCCGTGTAGGGGTTGAACTTCTTCTCGCCTTGAGACGCCCGCTGCGTCTTGGCCGCCGCCCTGGCCGCCATGTCCGCCGCCACCATCGCCTTGAGCGACGGGCTCCACTGCCAGTGCGCCATGGCCAGATGGCCGATCATGCAGTCCAGCCAGTGGTTCGCGCGGACCCGCTTCCAGATGTAGGTGCCCTTCTGCAGCACCTTCTTTTCCGAGCAGAG